AGGTCTAGGTTTTTTTATATAAGTCAAAGACTTATGTTTGGTGCGCCCGGCACGATTCGAACGTGCGACCGCCTGGTTCGTAGCCATGCACCCGAACTCCGGAAAACAGCTAATTATCAAGCACTTAGCTTTTAAGTTTTCCTATAGGTTTGGTTTTTCGTGCCGCCTAAGCTGTTGATTTTAAACAACACCAGAAACGCTATAGGAAAGAATTTAAGCCTTTTTTCCCGAATATCAGCCCAAAACCAAAACCGCAGGATTCGAACCTGCACGGCCATGCCCAAGCATGACCGCACACGCCCTAAGCCGTTGATTCTGCGCAAGACCTGCTTTCACAGGCTTGAGCAATCTAGGCCTGATGTGACGGGAATTGTGGCGAATATTAAAGCGGCGAGTCCTGTTTGGCTAGGGTATATATCTACCCGACAAATAATCAACAATATCAGCGATAGTTGCCACACCTGGGTAGCGATCAAGAATATAATACTCCGCCAATTTTGATCCAGCAGCAGTTGATAGCGCGCCCATCCCTGCAGAGTATTTTGTCGGATCTGCGCCCACGCGGGTACTGAAACTCGCAAGAGATATTAGCGTCTCATTAAAATTAGCGGAGAGCACATCTGTAACTGGGTCATACGAAATCACGCCGCACAGTGGGTCGCCGATTTGCACAGTATCAATCGGGGAGTTCGCAATACCACTTCCCCATCCGTGGATTGAGGGCCGCGTATTGCTCTGCACTGTCATGTAACCCCCAGGGAAGCTTAGTATGAACCCCGTGCCTGGGTTAGTCATAGCGAATGCCCAGACAAAACCATCCGTGAACGTGTCCACTATCTGTGCATTTTGAGAGACAACGGTAGCGCTATCATTTAGATCAAACGCAGGAAGGCCGTTTAGCGTTGTACTCGCTGGAGCTGAAAATCCATCCTTAACAACAACGGGACTATTTCCCGCCCGGTCGTTTGTGGGAAATGATGTATTAAACTCAGGGTCAAAAACCAAAGTTGGTAACCAACCCGCTGTCTGCTTGTCTCGATCAGATATAGTAAACTGCTCACCAATGCCAATTTTTGATGGAACTTGCAGAAATGTCGTTAAATAAGTCATTAAACAATCCTCAGTGATTGTGTCGCGTGTTGAATAAGTAAATAGCGGGCAAACAAACTCCCCACATAACGAGCGCCTTTAGCATTTATGTGAGGGTCATTAAATGTTTCTGGGTCAAACTTAACTCCAGAATCAGTCGAATATTGAAGATTGGGGATAATGTCGCGCACATCAACGATTTGTAGATTTTTATAATTAGCAAGCGCTTCAAACAAGGGGGCTTTGTTACTGTGTACTATGCTAAACCACTGCACAATAAAAATCGGACAGGCTGCGTCAGCTTCACGAACCCTGCCGACAATCTCTAGCATGTCATCTAAAAAATCTTGATCATCAGTTGCGTAATCATTTTCTCCCAAATTAATCATTACAGCGTCAGTACCAAGCGACTGCATGTATGCTATCTGCGTTGCCCTATCCTGCTGCACGTGATCACTGGCCTTAAATCCCCCGATTGCGCAACGAGTTACGCTAAAGCCGCCAGCGCTATTGCGAAAATCAAAACCAAGCAGCAAGGGAACGCCCGATATTGTTGCTGGCGGGTCTATTTCAAGACCCCAGCGACCACTCGCGGCACCGAAGCCAGTAATAACAATCGACTGCACTTCCTTGTCGCCATCCTGCTGAACAATGATTGACTGCCACGCACCGTCGCCATTAAGGCCCGCACCCAGCGGCCCGTTATCAGTCACACGAAGCTGGAACGTGTTGGATTGACCTACTGGATTCTGTCCGACAAAGAAAACCTCTATCTCGTCAACGTCGTATCGTGGGTGGCTACGCGCAGCCTCGGCAAGCTCTATAAAGTACGATCCAGACGCACCAACTGGAGCCATGACCGACCTAAGCAAACCGTATTCATTGCCAGCAATACTGCTGCTTTGATTACGCTCTTGCCAACCCGTGTGCGTGACAACTAGATTACCTGTGTGTACCGAGCCTAATGTGTCAGGATTAGATGTGACATAACGCGGGCCGCCTTCGCCCATAGCCGCCGCACCAATGTCATGCAAAGCATCAATAGCAGCAAGACCGCCTGTTCCGTAAGTCAGCGAGTCACCAAAACAAAAAATATTAATAAACTCGCCCGAGTAAGCTTTGCTCAAATAAGAATTAATTAGCTGATAATTATCAAGCTCCTGCGCAGCATCCTCAGCAACACTGCCCCCCTTACCAACACCATTAGGCCCGATAGTCACTATGGTGTAGTCTGAGTATCCATGAAAATCGATACTATCCAGTGCTTTTGTAATCAATGAATACCCATCTGCGTCTATAACCTCAAACGCACTGTCTGTGTATCCGTAAAAAAATGAAACACCATTTATGCGCCCCTCGATCTCATTTATTTTTGTTGTAGAGGGTAAGGTTTTCCCTGTAGCTGTAGCTACCGGCCCAGCCTCAACAATATACTCTTCTCGAAACAAATCATCGTCAGCGGAGCGCAGTAAAAACGACTGCCCAACATCCCGATTCGCCGCAATCACTGCCGTAGCCGAAGCCCCCGTAAGCCCACTAGACGCAGCAAAACTCACGGTAGGCGCAGAGGTATAACCACGCCCACGCGCAGTTATTTCGTAAGCACTAATTGCCCCGCTGACAACAGTAAACCAGCCAGCTGCACCACTACCGGCACCGCCAGAAAATGCCAGTGCAAAAGTGCCGTCAGTTCCACCAGAGCCTGCCACCAGCGAATCTAGCGCGTAGACGCCGTTGCTTAGGGCGTCAGCGGTGCTTGCGTAGATTTCCTTGCTGCCCTCAGCAGCATTGGCTGCATTCGTTGCCCGATCTGCTTCTGTCACCGCAACGGCGGCAGCTTCAATGGCGGCAGCGGTGTCGGCTTCAAATCCTTCAATTACTTCTACTGCTTCCACTGCTGACGCGGCTGCCGCATCAGCAGAATCTGACGCCTCTCCTGCCTTGCTCACAACAAAGCCTGCCACCGCCACGGTCTGCGCTAGCGCAGGCACAAAGCGTGTGCGGTGGCCACCTTGTTTTAGGCCGGTGCTGGCATTGGCGTCGTCGGTGATTGTGGAGCCGTCACCGCCTACGCTCTCATCAAAGGTTACGCTCGCCATTTATAGTATCTCCGTTAATGATAATGCGTTGGTATAGCGCGCCGCGTCTGGGTGCGTTACGGGGTCGATTTGCGCAAGACGGCAAAGCATGGTGCGCTGTAAAAACGTGAGGTCTTGGTTTAGTTGCTGGGTGAATAGCACTTCGTCGGTTATGCCCACGTCGCGCTGGAGTCTAAATAGCCGGCCAAAAGCTTCTGATTCGCTTAGCCAGTCAAGTGCCATGGAGCATTCGCGCACTTTGGGCCGCTTGTCGAAGTACTCGGTGCCGTCTAGTGCGTTATCTACTTCGCTGGGGTCGGTGTGGCCCCAGCGTATGCCGTAACTGATGTTGTATTCTGGCTGGAATACGTCGGATAAAAACGCGCGGCCTATTTGTATGTAGCTATCGGTGTTTGCGTCGTCTGCAATGTTGATTAGTACTTTTGCTGCAAACCATGCTTGCGACGCAAACCAAATCGCTTGCGGGGTAAATCTGGCGCGATCTTCTTCGCTGGGCTTTCCTGCCCAAAAGTTGTCGTCTTCCCACTCTAGATCGGTGCTTTGAAATACTGATGGCCATACGTCGATAAGGCCGCTGTCTTCTAGCAGTTCGTCTGTTTCGTCGTAAATTCGCACCCGCCATTGTGCGGTAACGCTAAGGTTGTGGCTTAAGAGCCCAGCCACGGCAACAGGCCGCGACATGTCTAATTCGGCGGTAAAGTCGAAGGTGGTGTCGGTTGTGATTGCGCGGTCTTTAAGTACTCGCCGCTGCAGGCGGTCTAGTGGGCGGGTGTAGGTGGCCGCGCTAGTAAGCGTGCAGCGGTCAATTAAATTTGGCCAACACAGGGTGACTTTGTTTTGTGCAAACGCCATTATTTAGCCCCATAAATTTAAATAAGTTCGATTGGCGTTGGTGTCTAGGCGCCAGCCAAGCAAAATAAAGCTGCGCGGGTAGCCAAGCCGCGTACTGTTAATTGTTATGTTGGCGCCCACAAACAATTCGCTTGCATCCAGATCTTTTACGCCTCCCTCCACCACGTCGCGGCGCACTTTAAGTAGGGGCAACAAGGCATCTGCCACGGTTTGGGCATCAGCTAAATCGCGCAGGGGGCTGGCAATAATTAATTCGGTCGATAGCGGGTGGCGCGTTTTAATTGCTGCATCCGTGGCCACTGCGCTGCGATATTCGCTGGCATAACGCGCAGGGTTAACCGTGGTAACAGCGAGATCAGTTTGCACTGTGGCTACCATGTCGGCTTGTATTGTTACTTTGTAAACAGGTAAGCCATTACTGCCAGAGCCGGTGGCCGAGCGGTCTAGGCTGGCGAGCTGCCAGTCTTCAATTGTTATGTCTGCTGTGGCGGGTGCCGCCAGCGGAGTAACGCGAATTTCTCCACCATCATCAAGCGCAAAGTAGCAGCCGCAACCATGGGCGACGGTTTCTAACGCCGATTTATAGCTGTTGTCCGAAGTTACAAATATGCCGACGTTACCCACGGCATTGAGCGCGCTAAGATCGGAGGCGTTTACGGTGTAACCCGCCATTGTTGCAAGCTGGTCAAACACGTCGCCGGCTCCAGTGTCGTCACGCGCCGCGTCGCACGTAATTGACTGCGCCGCAGAACCAAGGCTGAAATAACCTTGGTACGTTCGCCAAAAGCCTGGGGCGGGCGGCGTGGTGAGCAAGTCAGTTAAGTCTGTGGCGGTGCTCTGATAAATAAGCGCCACACCACGATCACGCACCGCGGTTACGGTTACATCGCTGCCATCATGCACTTGGTAAATTAGCTTTGAGGTGTTAACCAGTACCGGCGATGCATTAACAACTGAGCCAAGCACCAATGGTTTGCGGGTGCCGCCTATGTCGTCTGCCGTACCCTCTACGCCGTTTGGTAGCACGTTATTACCGGCAAATACATTGGCGGCAATGGCGTCGTCTAGTTGTGCTAATGGATCGCGCAGGGTAAAAATCACGCGCTTGTCACTAAACGTCATGCGCTCAACGGTTGCGGTTAAAAACGTGCTGGGGGTGCCGCTTACTACTTGGCGAACCGTCATGGCTCTGCCGTCTACAGCATAATCTGCAAGATAATTTAGGCCGCCATCGGTGTTTATTAGCTCTACTTGGCCAATGCTAGACCGGCCGCCGCCAGACAGCAGCGGGCCGGTATTTGCGCGCACTTGAAATAGCGCAGACTGAATTAAGCGCGGCTCATAGTAATGGTGCAGCGGACCACTTTCTACTTGTGTGTAGTCGCCACTGGCAAAGCGCAATGTCTCTGCCACATCGCTGCCGTTGAGCGCGGCAATGTCTACCGCCCACACCATCATGATTTAACTAGCCTTGCAGTTTTCTGCTCAGACTCTAAGTTACTAACACGGCCATTAAGGCTTTTAAGCTGGTCGATTAATTGCTTTTGCGCCGCAGCTTGTATTCTGGTTTGGTGCTGGGTTTCTGCGCGGAGGCTTTCGATTGCTGCAACCACGGGCGCCATATTTACCACGTTACCACGCACCCCTAACGATCCATCAGCGCCGCGATGCAAAGGCATAATTGCTTCTGGCCCGGCCTCGCCCATTTCTGCCATGTTAAAACGCGTAGGCGAGCTCACTATAGAATTTGTGAATACGCCGCCATCTGCAAACGCTGGCAGGTTTTGAAATGCGTTCGCTACGTTGGTGGTTTGACTTAAGTTGTCGACATTGCTAATTCCTAGCAGCGACTGAAACGCTTGCAGCATTTTTTCTGTTCGGCTGCCAAACTGCTGCACCGTTGATTCATAGTTGCCATCGGTATAGGTTATACCGTAGCGCTCAGCTAGCGTTGCTTTGGCAATTTCGCGCTGGTATATAAGTGCGTCAGACGTTACACCCAAAATTCCCGCCAGCGTTTTTGTAACAAGGTTTTGGGTGTTCCACCAATACAGGCCATCGTTTAGGCCGTCGACACTGCTGTCTACCGTGCCAATTGCATTTACGTTTGTTTCCGAATTAGTTACCGCGGATGTTCTTACGTTATTAATTGCATCTAACTGCTCTTGCAGTAGCGCAAGTTGCTGCTGCTCGTAAGATTCAATATTTATTGACGACACTACCCCGCCAAGCGTGCCTTTAATCTCTTCGTAAATGGATTGAAATTGTGCGCCGCTGGCATACGCATCTTTAGACAAACTAATAGCTGCATCCGCAGCGCTCGTTAATTTTTGCGCGGCGTCAACGTCGCCACCCAGCGCGGCAGACGCCAAATTGCGGAACTGATCCAACGCTGTAACGGCCTGCTGCTCAGGTGTGCCAGCGTATTGGCTCGCATCTAATTTCAGCAGATAATCGCTAATGCTTTCAGACACACTACGCAGTTGCTCAAACGAGCGGGCCAGCTCCTCGTTTGCAGACTTTTGATCTTTAATTGCATTAATTTGGTCGTAAAGTGCGCGGTTGCTTTTGTCGAGCGATTCACGCTCGCGGCGGCGAAGCTCGTCAGTGTCGCCGAGCAATTGTAGCAATTGGTTTTCTAACCCTAGGCGCTCGCTGGCAATATCTGCAGCCGATTTAAACGTTGGCACCAACCCTAAAATGGCATCGGTAAAGGGTTCTAGGCCGGCTTTTTGCACGTTGCTTAGGCCTGCAAATAATGCCCCTAACGCAGACACACCACCCTGCGCTGCCGTTTCGACAACATCAAGATTTTGCCCAACAGCGGCCAAGGCGGCGCGTAGGTCTTTGCGGCCATCGTTAAGGCCAAGCGCAGTGTCAAAGTCATATGCTGATTTTGCGTAGTCTTCTAGCTGGCTGTAGTAGTCATCGAGCAAATCGGTTGCGCTGGTGATTGCGGTAAAGGCTTCTTGGTGGGCAATGGTTGATAAATCCAAGCCCGCAACATAGGTTTTTAGCGCTTCTGTGCTTGCGGGCATTGCCACGCCTAGGCGCTCAAACATATCGGCCGCGTAGCCTTGGGTTTGCGCGAATTTTTCTGAGTCGGTTAATATAAAATCGGTGAAGCTGTTGATGTTGTCTGCAAACTGCGCAAGGCCACCAGCGGCTACGGCTAAATTGTTTGCTACGTGCAGGGTTTGCTCTGCACTTTGCGACGACAAAGACAAGCCCAGCGCGGCGGCGGCGTCTTTAAAAATAACGGTTTGGGTGGCCACGCGAGACAGGGTTTCAAACAGCCCCTCGCCCACGTTTTGATATTCTAACAGCGATGGCACTACGGTGAGCGCAATGCTGTCTGCGAAGGCGCCAAGCACTGCCTGCACTTCTTTTTGCGCATCTTCAGAAGATAAGCCAAATGTTGAAACGCTAAGCCCACCAAAGTCTGTCAGTTTGCTGGTGTCACCAATACCAAGCAGGTCTACCGCTTCAAACGCCGCAGCGTAAATGCTGCTAATGACTTGCCCAAATTGGCCGGAAATTTCTGCGCCTAGCGATTCGGTAATGGTGCTGTAGCTTGATTTTGTGCCGCTGCCCAATTTGCTTTTTTTGGTGAGTATTTCTGCGTAAGCAAAAGCACTAACCACACCGCCGCTGATAATGTCGGCAACACTGCCGCCGAGAATTTGCAAACCCTCGTCAACCTTGCTGGTTTTTTTGGAGCTAATGGCACCACCCACGCCGCTAAACAGGCCACCCAGCAATTTGTCTAGATCGTCGCCAAAGCCCAGCGTGAATACATCGAGCGTGCCCATGATTGCGCTATTAGACAGGCCACCCGCACCACCCAGCGAATAGCCCGTTTGTGCTTTAACCAGCCCGCCACCAAAATCAAGTTGGCGGCCTAACAAATTACCTAGGCCTGTAATATTGGCATTAAGGCTGCGCAGTTCAAACAACATGCCGTTGCTAACTTGCAGGCCGTCGGATAGATGGTCTTCCATTAATTCTAGCGCTTTAAATGCGCTGTCTGATTTGGCTGATGAGTCACCTAACACCGTGCCAGTGCCTTGGTTTTGCTGGGCTTGTTGGGCGGTAGATAAACCGCTGCCACCGCCACCACCACCAAACACGTTCACCCCTAGCGCACCAATAGCCGCCACTGTGGCGCCGAGTGCTGCCAAGTTGAGTGGGAACGGTAGGCCTACCATTGACGACACTGCCGCCGCAACGGCAGACGATGCGGCTTTTATTCCATTAGCGGCAACATGGGCCACGGTTTCTGCCTCGATCAAACCGAGTTTTACACCAAGGTTACCCACTGCATAAGCAAGCTCTGCAGCCCTAAAGGCTTGCTCTACTTTTTGCAGATTTTTGTATCCGCTTGAGCCTTCGCTAAAGAATTGCTTGCTGGCCGCCGCCATGTCGCCGTAGAGGCTTACTTGGTCTTGCTGGTGTTTGATCTCAACCCCCGCAATTTTAACGGCGTCGGTGCCTGCTGCTGCACGGGCTTTGTTGTATTCTTCTTGGGCGTTGATGAGATCACCAAAGCCATCGACAAAGCTGGATAATGCGCGGGAGGCGTCGTTGAAACCATCAGTAAGGCCACTGCCAAACTCGGCATTTAAAAAGCCGTCGACGATTTTATTGTTTTCTTTTACCAGGTCGTCCGCTGCCTGGGTTGCGCTTTTTTGGGCATCCTCAACCCTCGCAAGCACATCGGCCTCGTCTTTGTAAGCATCAATAATCCCCTGCTGCTCTCGCTGCTGGCGCATGAGCGCTTTGGTCATGTCGCCGGCATGGGCGTAGGCGGCAATGAACTTGGCATCTTCTAGGTCGTAGCCAAGGCGCAGTAGGTCGTTTTCTCGTTTGAGGAGGTTGATTTTTTCAGCGATTTTTTTGGCTTCTTTCGACGCTGCATCAATATTAGTCTTTGTCGACTCTGTATCCTTGTCGCGCAGCTCCAGTATCATTTTCATGACTTCGGCAACGCGCTTTTGCTGCGCGTTCAGCTCGTTGCTGGCCTGAGTCGCCCCATTGATTGCATTGATATTGTTGGTGATGTTTAAAGGATTTAGGCGCTCCCAAATAGAGCTGTCCTCAAGCTCGGCATTCATAGACTCGGCCGCTGCGTGTGCCGCCTCTTCAAGCTCAAACATTTTCAACCGCATTGTGACTAACTGGCTTTCTAGCTGCGCGTCAGTCAGCCCCTCAAAACCTTTGCGCAGCTTTTCAAGTTCAGGCGTTGTTTGAGTTACGCTGGTGGCAAATAGCCCGAGCTCTTCTCGGTAGGCGTATATCGCAGCCGTTGCAATAACAGCCACACCTACAGGCCCGCCAACCAAGGCCATGGCGCCACCAGCAAGCCGAACCGATCCAGCTAGCGCTGTTTGCGCTACCGCAGCCCCGCGAGAGACGCCGGCCATTGACGCAAGCGCCGCTTGATACCTTACGGCCTCAACTTGCGCGATTACCATCGCAGCTGCCGAAGCCGACACCGAGCCAGCCAAGCGGCCAGCGAATATTGCAGCGGCCACGGTTGCGGCATCGCCAATAGTGTCGAGATTTTCAGACGCCTCAGAAACCAGATTATTTATTTGCGCTAATGCGCCGGACGCAAAATTATTGCCGCCAGAATCGCCAATCTTGCGAAATAGGCTATCAATATTGTCGCCAAGGTTTGAAACCTGCCCATTCAGCGTGTCCATTTGCCGATCCATTGAGCCAGCAAACGAGGTATTGCCAATATTTTCTAAGTAGCGTGTTATTTCTGTAGCGTTATTGCCTATCTCAGTTTTTACGCCCTGAAAGGTCAGCGTTACGCGGTCACCCTCTTGCTTCGCTTTTATGCCAAACTCTTTCAAGCGCTCAAATTCGCTTGTCGAGGCATCTGCTACCGCCTCAATCATTTGGTTAAGATCTTTGCCCATTGCCGCAGCAGTGTTACCGAATGAGCGCAGCGCGCTCTCAGTTGGATCCAGTCCAAGCGCCTTCATTTTCACAAACCCGCTGATTGATTGCTGCAGGCTATATGGCGTTGTGGTGGCAAATTTTTCCAAGTCTGCCCACGCCATATTTGCCGCCACAATCGACCCTGTGACCGTCACTAATGACGCCTTCAGTTTTTGCGTTTCGCGGTTTACCTCGAAAATATCTCCGGCAATCTTAATCACACCCATAGCAGCAAGCGCGGCGGTAGCGGTATGAATCGCCTTAGTCACGCCACCAAAGCCGTCCATCATCGACTTAGTATTTTGGTTTAGCTTGCGCTCGACATTTCCACCAGCCGTGCCAAGGCGGTTTACTTCGCTCTCGGCATTTTTGAGCTGGCGGGTATCGACCGCAATTCCAATGGTGCTTATGTCCAAGGGCTAAACCTCAAGTTTAAGTTTTGCGCGGCGCTCAGCACGTAACCGGCGAGCCTCTGCTTGCTCTCGCTGGTGCGTTCTAAATTCGCCATCTTCGGGGCAATATGGGGGTGGTGCTTTCGGGTTTGTGTACGCCGATAATCCAGAGCAATAGCGCTCTGATAGTGTTTTGATTTGTCGCTTTTCCCATGCCGTTAAGTCATAAGCAGAGGCGCTATCAAAAGATTGAATTTCCAACCAAGTCAGCGGAGTGGCCCCCGACATACCAGGCAAGCACATGCCCGACTCAAAGAACCATTGAATCAAGTAATCACAGGCGTCTGACTGAGGGGGCTTATCGTATGGAACGCGGAATTGTTCAAACTCCCGCATTCTCGATATTCTTTCGCGCTTATCGTCTTTGTAATCTGGCGTGGCATGGAGCCATGCCAGATGATCGACATAAGCTTCTAGCTGCTCGGCTGCTTCTCGAAAAAAGCCGACTCATCTCCCATCGCCGCATCAACTTGCTTGCGGATAAATGGGGCTGCTTCGTATAAAGCGACGGCGTTTTCTGCGTTACATTCGAGCTGCTTACCGTCTTTGTAAAAGCCAGACCATGCCACAGTGCATTCAGCTAGCGTTTGCATAGCCTCTTTGCGATTGCGGGCCATAAGCTCGTCAGTCACAGGCTCGTCATCGCGCTTCCGCTTGCCTTTGTTGCGCGCCTGCTCGGTGCGGATACGCTTAGCAATCATTTTACGGAAGGCGTCTGACTCAGCGCCATAGACTTCAATCGTCACCGGCTTACCTGTTTTTTCGTCAGTAATCAGGTCGCCGGCGGGATCATAAAATTCATTAATTACAGTGGTGTCTTTAATCTTTACGCTTGAAATATCCATCGATATAACCTCATGCCTTGCAGTTAGTTGCCATCCAAGAACCCACGGCAGCGGTGGATGAAGCCGCTTTTCGGGCAAGCCCTAGCCGTGGGTATTCCGTTTAGCTCGGTGCGTCTACTTTCACGACAGAGCTGGTAATTTCCAAAGTTGATTGCAGGCCAAGTACAGCGTCAGCGCCGCCGATAATCTCGCGAACGCCCATGCACTTAGCGAGGTAATAGCGGATCGCGCCGTCAGGCAGGGTCATTCTTACTGATACGGATACGCGTGCTTCGTGGGCAGCCTCAAGGATTGCAACGCCTGCATCAGTCACAGTGCTATAAGCCATGTTTAATGCTTGGCTGCCGTAGTTGCGCGAGCCTTGCGCTTTTTGCACAATCGGATCTGACAATGGGGTGAATGTAACCAAGCTGTCAGTGGGCCCAACTTCGCCAGCTTCTGAAACCAACTCAATATCGGTGAACGTAAGCGCCACAAAACCGGCTGCGTCGTGAGTTACGGGAGCGGCAGCAGAAACAGCGAGTGCAGTCGTAGCCGCAGTAATAAATTGCGTAGTCATAGGGTTTAACCTCAAATTTTAGGTATAAAAAAACCCGCACTAGGCAGGTTTGGGGTATGGCACGGCTGCGCCGCTATCGCGCTGTAAACGCCCGGTAAGGCATCCGCAGAACAATCTTGAGCCACCCGTCTTCGCTGTAACCGTTACCGCGTGTTTGGCCGTTGGTCATCTGGACGGATTGGTCTGAATAGGTGTGCGTTGAATATAAAAAGAAGTGGCTGAATATTTCTTCGGCCTTGGTCTTTGCCGCAACTGCGCCGGTATTAACGGGGTAACGCAGCACTACTTGAAATATGCCGATAACCTCATCCCAAGTGCTTAGGGTTGCCGCCTCACTACCCGCATCGAAAACGGTTATTTCAGCGTATGGCGTGCCCGTTGTTGGCGTGTAAGCGACGTTCTCGTGTGCGATCGGCAGGCCGAAACTGCCCGCGATGAAAGAATTGATTAGCGCTTGATCGACACGAATACTCACTTGTTCAGCTCCCGCGCTTTCTTGGCGATGTTGCGCTTAATGCGTGCGACGTTCTTGGCGACCATTGCGTCTTTTTCTTCGTATACGCTCGCGTATGGAAGATTATTCGTCATATAGGTGAGCGAAACGCCTTTAACCACTGATTGCGCCTCTGCAATAGCCGCGCTGCCCTGCTTATCTAGTCGCTCGACTTCGGTAGTGATTGGCGCCTCTTCGCTGGTTTGCCAGTTGCCGCGCAATCGCCCGGTATCGACGCGGGTATCCATGATTGCACCCTTGAACAAATCCAGCTTTACCGCTCGGCCAAGCTGCTCAACGCTTGCATCAATCTTTTGAGCAATGCGGCGCATATCGCTTTCAAATGACATTTTTATGCTCGTATCTGTACGAAATAACAAATAGGCGTGCCAGCAGGGTTTACCGTTTTGATCGATTCAACGCTGCCCAGGGTAACGCCGCCCATTTGTGGCGTGTCGGTCATTAGGGGTTCAACTGAGGCGGTAAGCACCAGCATTTTGTCAGTGCTGCGAATGCGCGTACCGTCCACCAAGTTGTCAGGGTAAGGCTTGATTAAGCCGATAGTGGCTTGAGTGTCGTCGCTGCCGGCCGTTGTTTCGCCGGTCACTGGATCGTATGAGCCGTCAGTCACGCGAGGCAATGTCACTGCGCCACCAAACTCGGTCAGCAGCTCAACGGCAACCACTGCCATATCATCGTAAAAGGCCATAGGATTTCCAGACATAAAAAAACCGGCGCTTGGCCGGTTTGGGGTGTGCTTGGCAGTTGTTAAACGCGAACGGCAAACAGCCCGCTATTTTTCAGCAATAATTTAATGTGAACATTGGAAGCCTGCGTTTTATTCACCTTCGTCACTTTGTCGGGGTTTGCGTATTCAATCTCCACAGCGCCTTCAACGCGCTTGCGTACTGTCGGCAGAACTGCGGCAGAGGGATTGTATGGATCTTCGCCCGCATTAACCTCAAGGGCCAAACTGAGCTGCGCGTTTAGCACTTGGCGCGGTATCTCGTCGGCAGACCAATACCAGCCTTCAATTTCTACACCTGAACGCGGGAACGCCATAGGCTGATCACGCTCGACCAATACGCCTTTTAATTTAGGCTCAAGGCCGTTGATATAGTCAGCGGCTTTAATCAGTAAAGCGTCTGCGGCGTCAGTGTCGGCAATCGTCACGCCGCGCGCCAAGGCATAGGCGATAAAGTCCGCACGCTCTACCCACGTATTCGCGGCAGCAACTATAGAGCCGTCTTCTTTGATTAACGCCATATAACACCTATGCCCATGCGGCGGCCATCAGCGCAATCAATAATAGATTCGTGCCGATAATCGCCTTTAATTTCTGCCCATAGCGTAGGGACTTCAACGGGCAAGCTCCCAGAATACACGCCTTCGCCGTCAATGTCGTGAAAAGCCACAATAGGCGCCTTTCCGTAGTTGATCCAATCTTGTTTTACGCCTTCGTAGCGATGGTCGCCGTCGATAAATACAGCGCCATAAGGGCCGTGACCTTCGATATGCTCGATAATGTCTGGCTTGGTAGAGTCACCGAAAATAACAGTGATTTTATAACCTAAATTGACCAGCTCATTGGCGCAGTCCGTCATTGCCTCACGGCTTGATCCATGCCCCCATTTGCCGCCCGGTAAGTCCACCGCGACAGCCTTGCTACCTTTAGGCATGGCCCGCACTACATCGTAGAACGTGTCGCCGTGGCGCGCGCCTATTTCCAGATAGCTCGTAACGCCTTCGCTCACTATAATTTCAAGAAGCCGCGCCAGCTCTGCGGGCTGCTGGCTGGCCTTGCGCCCGCTTCTGGTAAGCATTAACCAAGCCACTTTTCAGTAACGAATTTAATTGCGTCAATGGTCTGATCTACTCGCCATTGACCATAGGCAACGCGGTTAAAAAAGGCTGCGCGCTTCTTCATACTCGCCACGCGCTTACCCGACAATTCAGCATAAGGTGCGCAAGGATCGCAGATAACCGGAATACCAGCCAATAACGCCGCGAAACCTGCCGTGCTGTTGTAGCAAACCACCAGCCTAGCGCCATCAAAGGCTTCTTGCAGCGTCCCTTCCTGCTCGCGCACCTCACTGGCATCAAACTCATACCCGTTCTTTGGGTGTGGTCGATAGAACACGTTATCGTATTCGTCGAAGCGGTCCCGCAACCATTGCACATGGTCAGTACCGTTCAATGCTGAATCGCCCGGCTTCTGGCCAAGCACTAAAACATAGCCCTTAGCGTCGCCGCCTTTCGCAATGATTGGCGTATTAAGCGCCTCGAATCTATCAGGCGGGCAAGCAAAGTCAGGCACGCCATTAAGCCAGTCTTTGGATAGCTGCCAATGGCCTATTTGATGCTCGCTAGGCCCATTGGTGCGCTTCACATAGCCTTGCTCATAAATGAACACAGGCACCTTGTACGCCTTTATCAATTCAGGCTGACGAATGCCACCAATCAAGGCTACATCGCACTCAATTGGCGAGTCGCCACCTTTTACGGGTGTATGGCCTAAGCGCTTAATTGCAAACTCAAGCTGCAGCGCAAACATGTTGCGACCATGTATAGCAAAAATCACTCTGCGGCTGCCTTTTTAGCTGGTGCTTTTTTGGCTGGCGCTGGCGTTCGCACCTTCTCGCCTTCTGGCGCAAATCGTGCGTCCAAAATCTTGTAACCTTGCTCACGCAATTTCGCCTTTTCTTCCGGGCTAACTGGGTGCATCAAGTATTTAATTTTGTCGGTCATTTGATTACCTAAAAAATAAAGGGGCCGAAGCCCCTATGAGTTACAGTGTTGCGTTACCAATCGCGATAACACCAGCGGTGTGCTTGATGTCAGTTGCAATCTTGTCCCAGTTGCTACCAGTGGCCAGCTCGGCATCAGTTGGCGACTTGCCGCCATTAGCCTCATCCCACGTGTAACCCTTGAGGCCCACACCAAAGGTGTAATCAACCTGCATAGTTGTTTCAATGCGGCCTTTACCGTTGCTGGTTTCGATGTTGGAGATAATATCGCCGCCATCGTGAACAATCGCTGCGGACTCAACCAAGCCCAACACTTTCTCAAGGTCAGGGCTACCGGTTTCGTTAAGCGCTGGCGCGTCAGTGACCACAACCACTTTGCCGAGAATATCAACAACATTGACGTTACTGGCTTGGAACAGGTTAACGGTGTTGGTAAGGTTTTGGCCGATTAAGCGGTGATAGGCCGCGCCGGTCATTACGTTGGCCAGAATCGAGCCGCTGTGGTCACCAAACTTCGCGTGTGCGTTGTTCAGTGCCGCATAGCTCAGCGCAGCTGAACCCGATACGTTGTTGGTCGCTGCAGCTTGGTTGCTAATTGCAGCAACAAGCGCGGCAATCGCTGTATTGAGCTGGTCAGCCATCAACGCTTCTGCGAAATTGCGCGACGCAACCTCGATGCCTTCGGTGGTAGGCTTCTGCAACCAAGTTAGCTGCGAAGGCTCGAACAAAATAGGGCCAAAGCCACCGGCTACTTTTACAGAGCTGCGCTTTAACTGAGTCAAGTCAGTCGCAGTAACGGCGCTGTTAGTACCGTAACGATCAACCCGGCGCTGTGCGCTGTGAATCGCCGCAAAGAATGACTCTTGCAGGAAATCACCGTCAAAGCCCTCGGTGGTTAAGCGAATAGTGTTGCGACTCGCCTGGTTAAATTTATCAATCATTTGCGCCAGCGTTTCAATGGTGGCGGGCATGATGTATTGGTTAAAAACTTGCATTTGAGATAGTGACATAATGAATACCTTTTACTTTGGGAGGTCAGGGAATCGAGCCGAAATGGCTGCTTGGCGCTCTGTTTTAGAGCCGCCGAATGAACCAGTAACGGCCCCGCCGCCACTTCTATTGCTACCATTGGCCCCGCCTCCGGTTGCTCTACTGCCAACAATCACATGCGCGAACGCTGGATCGCTGGAAATTTCGTTTTTCAAATCATCAAGCGTTGAGGCCGAGGGCTTCCCGTTGGCATCGCGTACCGCTGTGACGTATTTGCCGTCGCGCTGCTCAGCAGCTAAACGGGCTTTGATGTGGGGTAATAGCACTTTTGCACTGCCTTCAACGGCGAGCTCGGATGCCATTTGCATAGCCACTGAATCAACTGTCATGGTAGTGACTGAGCCGCTTAGCGCGTCAATCGCTGCTTGAAGCTCCTGCTCTCGCTTGGAGTATTTATCCTGCCAAGACTTATCGAGCGCCTCAGTGTCGCCGCCTTTGCGCGCTGCCTCTTCGGCTGCTCTGGCTGCGGCCTCCTCGGCCTCTTTCGCTTTTTGGGTCACGGCCTTTTTTTCAGCCAGCAACTCATCCACTTTCGATTTAAGGCCAGAAATGTCTTCTTGCTTCGGTAATCCTTCGATACCTAAAACAAATTTGCCTTCTTTCTCGGTGTAAAACGGCTGTAAAGACTCATCAACCCCGTCGAGTGAATCTAGTTGGTATTGCAGTGCCATGTGCTTATCCCCCAAGGATAATTTTTGCAGGCCCAGCCCGCAGACATAAAAAAACCGCCCGTAGGCGGCCTGGTTGAAACTTAGTGTGCTGTTAGTCGATGCCAGCTTTTAGAAACGCGGTAGGCTCTAAATCTTTCATTTGCTGTATTGGCGTTCTGCCGTTCCGTGTTGTCAGCGGCTCAAAATTTCGCCCTATGTTCAGCTCTGCGAAGCGTTCAGCGGTTAAACCGCCATCACGTAACAGCTTGGCCCTTGTCGCGCCTATTGCATCGCTTTGGAATGCCGCCGGCTGTTTCTTGAGCCATGAATAGTAAGTCTCGTTTGCATCAACGCTTGTTACTTTGCCTTCCGGCGTTCTGGCTGATCGTGTGCCGTCTTCGCCAAGGAAGTCGAAACGCTTATCGAGTTTTGGCGTAGTCGTTGACCGACACCGAATATGAATTGGCGGCCTCGGCCCTTTGTCGATTGGGAATACTTGGCCGTCCAAAGATCTGCATTGTGTGCTTGTTCTTGAATCTAGCGTTGAGTTCCAAATAACCCCGGCAATAATATCGCTATTGGCGTTCCAAGTTTCATTGCGAGCGACTGACGACGCATGCTGTACTGCAGTTCTGACAATGGCCTCAGCATTGCGATTGCTCACCGCCAAAATACCGTCGTTGAATTTGTTGGCTCGGGTGCCGCGAACCTTCTGCAAAATTTGGTTTGTGGTTTGGCCTTCAAAGGCGCCCTGGCGAATAGCACCAGAAACCCGCTTAACCTCGTTGTTTGACCAGTCCTTGATAAACGGTTCAAGCAACTTGCCGCCATCAGGACCGCGAACCGATAAAGGCGCAGACGTTACCGCGGCGACAACCTGAGTCGATGCCGGAATAACTGCCTCAAACGATCCAGCCGAAACCGCGTTAAGTGACCGGGCCTCAAATTCTGACTCATACTCGGCAAGATCAATCAGATTGCCTTTCAGCACCTCACGGTAATTGCCGTAAATGGCGTTTAAATCGCTCTCTACGCTGCTCAATAATTTGTTGAGCCTAGTGCGCGAGAATGCTGTTAAGTCTTCACCGGACAGCCGCAAGCGTATGGAGCGGTCTATTTCCTTCAAGAAGCTGGCGAACTGGTTTGCCTCGCCCGACTTCAAGCGTTCTAAGTAGACAGCGTGACGTGTCGACTGCTCGATTAGCTGGGCTTGCGCGGTCATTCATCCAGCCCTAACCCGTCAACCTGCGAGTCGGTTTCTTCCTTGATCGATTCGTCTTCCTTCTCTGGGTCAATCAGCCCGTATTTTCTCAGCTGGTCGTATAGATCGCCCTCGGGATACTTGCCCGTCATCCACAATTGCACCAGCGCGGTCAGCATAGGCGCGTCAAGCTGCGGCTTGGTAAACTCTTGGTTGATTTCATAAACCACCTCGCCAGCGCCGCCCATAAATTGCAGCATCCAGCCGGCCATTTTGGTGTAAGCCTCAGACACGTTGGAAACGGCAAGCGATAAAACGCTATGCTCCGATTCGTTATCGTGCTGCGCTTCGGTGGCTGTTTTTACTGCAGAACCTGCCGTGATTAAGCGTGCGCCAAGGCCAACCATCTGCTCTTCTTTCTGATCCATTGCCTCTTTGCAAAGGGTGTTTGGCTGGGCCTGCTCAATACCGCACGCGCCGCCCTCTGGCAGCAACCAAGGCGCACGCGAGCCAAGGTAAAGACCCTGCGTTTCCATGTGTTCGCGCCAGTTTTCATTTAGGCCACTGAGCCACGGCTGCGGCTGGCCACACAAAAAGGCCGAGTCTTCGTAATCAGCAGAATTAAGAAAGTGGGCAATGTTCAGCTTTGCCAAATCGTAAAAAGGCGAGTCATCAGGGTGTGAGTCGTTATTGCTCGAGCCTACAAAGGTAAACGGGATTTCATTCCATGCTTTACCGGCTGCGGATCGCACAACCCAAGGCTTTTGATATAACACCCAGCCACCGTCACCGTTCTTGCGCCATAGCTCTTGCGTGTAGACGCCATCGGTTAACCGTAAAACGCGATACTGGTCAACTTGATCCTCGCCAAAACCGTCATCAGTAACGACGCTCGCCTGCTCATAAAGCACAACAAGGGTATAGCGATAGACCGCGCCAAAGCGCTCAAGCCGCCAATTGATAACCGACTTGGCATCGTAGGAGGCAACCGTCGCACGAATGCCACCAGTAGCCATTTGAGCGCGGGTAGATTCGCCCTCAACTGGTGGATAGTCAGCCAACAAACCTTTGCGGCCCTTTTTCAGCACCTCGGCAAGCGTCGACTGCGATTGCTGGTAAATGCTTAGGCCGTTGCCGTCAATGTCATCCTTGATGTACTCCAGCGTACTGGGAACGGTGCAGGTCGGCACCTTGCGAAACGCGGCACCAATCAAACTTTGCAGCGTCCGGCGTGTGGCGTTGTAGTAAACAGCCCGCGCTCTGTACTGCCGATTACGCTCTGCATTCTGGGCGCTTTCGTCTGCCTTGTTCAAATACGGCAGATAGCTCTCAACATTAGCCGAAACAGCGTCATCGACCACGGCCCACGCTGGCAATGCAGCCAGGTATTCCGCGTGCTGAAATGTGACGTTGTTTTTTGACATTAGTTAGCAAAGCCCATTTTGATAGAGGTAACAGGTTTAATAATTGGGTAATCGTGGTGAATGAAGTAGCCGCCTGCGTCCGGTAAATGGTCAAGCCCCTGCGCCTTATCAGGCTCGCCGTTCTTGCCGTATGCCTGCTGCTCTAGGCACCGCGCATACTCTGGGCAGCGGTCTACATTGACCAAATAACCATCACCTAAAGCCGCGTTCATTGCGTTGATTCGATCCCGCACCGCGGGGTTTTTCTTTGGCGCGTGAACTGAAAAACGATGGTCGCGCAGTATTTGAATGTCGGTCTTGCTGGCGTTGACCGATTTACGCGAATCACCGGAGGCGTCCGGGTAAATATGAATCGCATGGCCTTGATAACGCTCTGCCAATATCCGGCACATATCCGGCGTGTCATAGCCCTTGGTCACTTCGCCAACTGCCACCGGCTTACCGTTGCGCTTGACGTGAATCACCGCGCTCATATTGCCCACGTTGAAATCCATGCCGATATACAGCGGCTCGTTTGGCTTCTCAACTTCCTGCGTGTTGCTTTTCTGGCGATTAAATCCGATGTAAATCGTGCCGCTTGTCAGGTTTACAAACAGCCCTTCGAGATAGGCGTTTAATAAATGCTCTGGATAAATATCCCTAAGCGAGTCGACATAGCCATCAGGTAAGTGTGGGTTTGAGTAGGTCGGCGCACGGATGATTTCGTAACCCGGTATTTTCTGGTTTTCCCACGTCTCGTAGACAAAGCGGAAACCTTCCGGCGTTGTTGCCACTGCTGCCGTATTAATCTCGCCGTTGGGTTTCTTTTGGCGATTACGCGACAAGATACGCCGCCAAACCTCGGCAGCATCATCGCGCTTTAGGGTATCAAGCTCGTCAACATCAGAATCGCCAACCTCATACCCGATAATGCGGGCCGGTGTATCCATTGAGCGGAATATAATCCTTCCGCAGCCCTGTATATCCAGCACGTTATGCGGGTGCTTTGTCAGCTTGTAAGGGATATTCAGGCCAGTGAGCATTTCCTCATAACGAGGCCACGCAATCATGCGGATCAAGTCGTAAGTCGGCTCATAAAAAGCGCGATCCGTTGTCGGGCATTGCAGCTTGCCCAATATGGACCGAACAATAAGCGCCTCAGTCTTTCCAGCGCCGAACCCCGCGACCATTGCCGGGTATTTTGCACCGCTAAAGATGAATTTATCCTGCGGTATAGTCGGGTTAATCTCCACTTGGGCGATTGATTACAATGACTGGCGCTTCTAGCACCTTATGCGCCAAATTCTCTTGGAATGCGCTGACATTGATATGCTTGCCGATGAGCTCGCGTATTCTGGTGCGGTCTGCCAGCTTAACCTTGACCACTTGACCGATTGACTGGCCGTCAACGCTTAACTCGTTTACATCAACGCCGGATACTAATCCTTGGCGCCAAATAAGCGGCCACTTGTGAATGGGCTTTAAAGCGCCAGTGGCTTCATCGTATAGATCAGCTAGGTCCGCACTTGATTCAGCGTCTAAATGGCTAAGCAATGAATCAGAGTCAATCTGCGTGCGTTTTGAGCGTTGCTCTTTGGCAATTTGTACCGCCGCCGAAACCTTAGCATTGCTTAGTAAGCGGCAAGCGTTGACTTCTGCGGTCTTGCCTATGCCGCTATAACCTGCGCGGATATAAGCTTGAGTGGCATTCAGGTCTTTAAGGTACTCATCTACAAAGGTTTGCTGTTTTGGTGTTAACTTTCCCATCTCAGCCCCCGGCTTTGATGATGCGGCCCTGCCGCGATATGTTCAGTGTTTGTTAGGTGTTACCCAGTCACGCCCTATTGGCATCGTAAGTGCCAAGAAGCAGCCGAAGCTGTGGGAGTAGAGATAGAGCGCCCGAGCTGGCGGTGTTTTAACCCACTTGCCGTCTTGGGCTAGGCGCTTGGCCTATGGGGATTACTTCTGCAATAAGCTCACAACGAGCGATCCAGTGGCGACTAACGCGACAAAAATAGAAATAGCCAGCGGCCACTTCATTGACAATGATTTATCACCGAGCTTTTCCCGTTCTCTCGCCGCTGCACGCATCTCAATAAAGCGTTCATTGACTGAGCGAACTTCACCGGCCACACCATCGAGCTTTGTTAATACCGCGCCATACTGCTCACTCATGTGAACCTCAAGGCGATCAACGCGGCTCTCTACTGTCTTAAGGCGGTGGCCGTGGTCGCCAATAGTTGAGCGGCTCTCGTTGTGCTCTTTCCAGAATCGGCTTCGCTCTAGTTCGGGCGCGTCGTTAAGGGGCATTATTTCAACAGCCTTGTCTTTTCAGCGCTGGATCGTGTTGTGCCAACCCAGTATGTGATTGATGCACCCCACAACGCAGATAATTGACCAAGCATGGCATAAGCCACGTCGCTGTTTTCGCCTGGTATCTCTGCTCCCAGAACCATGTAAAGCGCAAAGCCAAATATTGCTGTTAGCGAGCCAGTGACGATCATGGGCATGGGTGAGTGTTTGTGTGCGTCCCGAGCGTCGGCCTTGTCTGCCATCTCTGCCTTGGCAAGATCTACCGCCAGTGACTCAAGTTCGGCGCGATGATCCGCTTCAATCTGCTTGAGCTTAACCAGCGTTTCAGGGCTCGCCATAGCTTCAGCAACAGCGTTTGGATTGTTATCCACACCAAGAGCACCAGAAACGAGTGCGCCAATAGCACCACCAGCAGGCCCAGCAAGTACGGTTCCAAGCAATGGAGCTGCTTGGCCAACTTTGATTGCAATGGACTTCCAGCTCACAGATTCGGCCTCACAAGTCGTTCGTATTTTTGCACGTAGTCATGCACGGTAGCCTTGCCCAGCGGCGTGTTGTAATACACTTTGTAGTATTTAGCTTGGCCTAAAAGATCGGGCGGCAGCGACTCTTTGACGCGCCAGTAATGCACGCGGGCGAAAGCGCAAGCGTAAGAAAGGTTTTTGAGCAGGTTGTTCGCTTCCAGCCCAGCACACCCAGATGCGCGGAATATTGCCGCCGCTAATTCTGGCCGGTACTTTAGATAATTATTGGCAATATCGTTGTGCGTTGCCGGCTCCATTTGCCACAAGCCAAGCGCTGGACCACCGCCGATCTGGTGAATAAACTCAAACCCGCTCTCTTGTGCCGCGGTACCCAGCAATAATTGCTCGGCTGCCTCGCTGTACATATCAAGTTCGCGCAATACGGGGCGAATCACATACTCGCGTAATTGCTTTACGTTGAGCATATCCACCCCCAGAAACAAAAAAGCCCCAATGAAGGGGCAAGGCTTTCACTAAATTCAGACATAAAAAAACCCGCTCAAATGGCGGGCCTTGGGTGTGCCGACTTGTATGGCACGATGAACTAATGTGGCTATAATTTTCCTTTTTAGGATAATTGTCAAGTTTTGGCCTTACATCACCCCCCAAAGCGCGTGCAGCGCGTCCACATCCATTGCCTTAATAGCCTTCTTTACCTTATCCCACGTCTTACGCTCGGTGCTGTTGTTCCAATCCTCCTGCCGAATTTGTAACAGTTCCCAAGGTTCTGCAATGCCGTACTGGTTCTGCAGTTGGTGTATTGCCATTAACTCTATGCGCGGCCTTACTTCGCGGTGACAGCCGCCCATGCTCATAATTACCGCTGATACCAACGGCGGAATAATAGGGCTGCGAACACCTGAAAACACATTGTAGCGCGCCGTAAGTAACAGCGGGTATGGATATTCCAAAGAGTGGATCTTGCGCATTACCCTGCACCGCAAAAAATCATCGTCGCTGATTGGCACTTGTGAGAATTGCGCTTTGCGTGTTGGCGAGGCGTTAACTTGAGTCCCCCAGTTTCCGCTTGAGCGCTTGAGCTTTGCCTCGCCTTTGGCCAAGCGGGTTTGCATATCGCCCAACATCGATGGCGAGCTTGGGGCGTCAATATCAAAAGCCCAGCGTACAATGCCGCGCATTTGGTGCGGGTCGAATTGCTCTTGTGTGTCAGCTCGCATTAGCATTCTTGTCCCCTATAGCCACTCAACTAAAAACGTTTGCCCTGCCTCGATCTGCTTCAACTGCTCGCGGTAATGCTTGGCCACTTCGCCAATGCCTTTGGTCTTGCGATAAACCCTGCCGCGGAACGTGTCGTTTGCCGCCTCTTGGAGTAATTCAAAGCGGCCAGATCCTATGCGCTTCTCAAACCATGCCGAATGCTCAGAAGGATGGCTGCCAAGGTAGGCATGGCACCCGTAGCAAAGCGATGAAGCATTGTCTGGGTGAAACCGAGTGCCCCACTTACCCCGACCATGAAAGTGCGAGCAATCTAGCGCCTGCCTTCGGCCTTCTGGGTAGTGGGTACCGCAGCGCTCACAATTCCAGCCGGCCAAGGCACGGATGCACTTAGAAAATGCGTCATCTGCAGGTGTTCGTTTAATTGCGCCCATTACATACGGTTCCTTGGTTTAGAAATTAGCATCAAGAGCCCCCGCGGATTCTTTGCTTTGAATCGCTGCATTTGCGGAGCTGCGTTTGTATATCCAAACAACTGAGCCGGCTGGGCAAATAGAACACATGCTACCGTCAGGCATTACGACTTTAATCGACCCGCCAGCCACCTTTCCCCCGCGCTCGGCTAAGTGGTTTATTTTCTTTTGCTGAATCGCTGTTGTTTTTATCTCGGCCATCACTCACACCCCCCGATCTGCTTGCCGTCCGGCGTGGTCATTTTTGAGTAGTGAACCGGCCCCTTGGCACACCAGAAATACCAGTCTTTGCGAAAACGTGGACCGGTCAGAAATAGCGTCCAAGCGGGCCCGTCAGTCAAAATAATACGGTGCTTGAACTTAGCGCTACGAAAAACTGGCCAGCCTCGCGGGATCTTTCGCAAGGTTTCGTAGGTTATTTTCTTTCCGCGGCACGTCCAAAAGTGGGTCTCGTAAAACTCACTAATTCTGCCACTAAGCAGAAAGGACACTGACGCCCAAGGATGGTCATGAAGGGCTCTGTCATCGTCGCTTCCACTGTATTTGTGCAGGTAACAGTTGAAAATCGGATTGCGCGGGATAATGTGCCAGCGCTCCAAATAGTTAACGCCGATTGTTTTACTTGGCTTAATGCGCATTAGCTGGCCTCCGGATATTGCTCAATGCCTTTCAGGTCAGGCTCGGTTAATCGCATTCCGAGCCCCGTAAAATGGGTATAAATCGAATCAAGGTATCTCACCTTTTGCTTTTTCTTCATTAGTCGCGTCACTGGGAAATCAAACGGCTCCTGCATTAGCTCAAGCTTTGTTTCGTATGGCAGCGGCTTAAAAATAGCGTCGTAGCGCTCGGCAAAATCTGGGTCTTCTTTCAGGATCACCACGCCAAAGTGAAGCTTGCAAAAGCCCCTATACTCTTCTGCCGTTTTATCGCCTTGGCGCTCGGCCTCTTGCATCCAAAGCCTTTGCAATCGGTTTTGGTCTAGGGTTCGCTTTTCATCGACAAACGCCATGCTGCCAGACTGGCCATAGAGCTTGCGCTTGGTCGCCTCTTCGGCTGCCAGCTTTACCGCGATAGGGTTTGTCATGTCATAGGTTATTGCGCTCACTCACACCGCCCCCTTAACCGCAAACAGCACAGCGCCTTGTCCGTCGTTGTCGGTGCGCTGGGGGTCAAATGTTTTATGGTCAAGCTCTTTGATCGCCCCTTGCCTAACCATCGTCAACACCTTGGCGTTAAGCTCGCGACGTGGAATGCCGGTGGCCTTCATCATGTCAATTTTGGTGGCACCGTCTTCGCCATAGCGGCAAATCACCGCATAGATTTTTTTATAGCCTGGCAACGTGATTGCTGATTTCAGATTTGGCCTCATGCTGCAACCCCTCCACTTGCTTCAATATCAACGCACTTGTATTTTTCAAGTATTCCCATTGCTGGTTTGCCGGTGTGCTCAACGTAGGTAATCGCCGCGGCGCGCTCCTCAAAATGCGCTTTATGCTCGCGAGACAATCCCTTGCGGTCCCCTTTGCTTTTGAGCTCTGCACGTATGCGAAACAGGCCGGCTTCGTGTGCGTGGCGTGATAGCCTAGCCAGCGCTGGCCCCGCTACTTGATAATCAATTTTGCTCATGCGCTTAGCTCCAGATGCCCCGGCAACCATAGCCGCGACATAATCAATCTGGGGGGAATGCAGCTCTCGGTAGGCTCCAAACCGATTAGCTGCGCTGGCGGCTTTAGGCTTGTGTAAAACGTCGTGGTTGAGCGATCCGGCCTGTCAGCCAAAATCTTTCCTTGGTCGACTAAGACGGCAAGGCGAGCGTAAATAATGCTTTTTTCCTTGCTGATGCCCGCCGCAATATCCTTGGCGCAGCACTTCGGGTTCTCAGCAATAAACCGATGAATCTCGGTTTCTGCGTTCGTTCTGCAAATCTCTTTCTGGTTCATGCTGCCTCCGTTACGCTTCGGTTTTATTGTCGATAACGCTAGAAATTAGCGCCGATATTTTCGCCACACCATTTGGACAGGGCTTTGCGGCCTGCGCGGTATCGGGATCGTATGGCGGTTCAATCAAATATTTATGGCGAGGTGTCTGCTCGATCATTCGCGCCCTGCGGCGGGTTTGCTCGGCATTGCGCGGCGCCGACATACCTAGGCGCAAAGGGGCGCCAACATCGACGTTGTACTTGAGCAAGATGCTGATTTCGTGGTCTGTGTATTCGCCGCTGTTAACGCGAGACTTCCACTCAGGCAGCATCAGCAAGCACTCTTCGGCCCGCTGTTTGAGATACCAGGGGTCGCCTCGGTCTAAATCCCAAGAACCGATCTTGATACGGGACAAAACACCTAGCGGGCTTTGCGCTAGCCGCGCCTCAGAAATAATTTGATCTGGAGTAATCGTGCCGCCTTCCAAAAGCTCGATCAGGTCAGCCACCTTGGGATAAAACTGGCCAGACTTGGTTTGCTGGATATGCAGACTTACCGCCTCTTGAATTTGATTAAACTCAAAGCGCTCAAGCGCGTGGAAATACATTTTCAGCGCGGTTACCGAGAGCAAATCGCGCTGGTAGTATTCGCTTGTCGCGTCCATCAGGTCTTTGAATTTGCGTCTATCCGACTTATCCATTCACCACCTCGCCTTCAAAAAAATCGCCGTTGTTTTCGTTTTCAAGCCAGTTGTCTAGGCCGTTGCTGTCTCGTGGATACTTGGCGCCACCACGCGGCACCCCTGCGCCCTTGCCGCTTGTAGTCCAGCTGTATTCAAACCCACGCCAGTTTCGTGTCACACACTCAGCAAGGCATTCGTCAACGGTCATCCCCGCACCAACAGCGACGTGAAGCTCTTTGGAAAAGCGGTTGATAACGGTCTGGCTGATATTGGCCTTCTGGCGTTTGCGCATAGCCACCCAGTCAGCAAGCGTTTGCTCTGACGGCATTTGCGGCCAAGATGAGAAATCAAGCGGCGGATTTTTTACCTGCGACCGAACGGGCGCAGTAGTATTATTCTTTACATTCTTATCATTCTTTACTTCTTTACATTCTTCTAGTGTTGTCGCTGGCTTGTTGCTTTGCCTGTCGTTTGCCTGCGGTTTGCCTGTCTCTTTGCCTGCGGTTTGACTGTCGCTGTCTTGGTAGTCGTCGTAGTTAGTTATTGAAATTATTGAGAATTTATTTGTTTTTTGCCTGTCGATCATTTGATTATTTTCTAACAGCTTTATGAGCCGTCTTAACTTGGAAATGCTGATTTTGCTTGTCGCTGAAAACGCCTCTAAACCGAACACAAATTGACCACGTTTTACCGTTATCAAGGCACCGTTAAACATCTTCGTTTTGTCTGAATGATTCGCGTTAAGCAGCATAGTCATCCACGCCTTGAAGAACTCTGGGTCTTCAAAAATCCAGTGATCTTGGATAGCTCTATGCAATTTGATCCAACCAGCCATTACTTAACCCGCTTTAACCGTGTTATTGAATTTAAAGAGCGGTAGCCCGCAAGCCTCACAACTTCCCATGTGACGGGTTTTCTCTTATGGTTGAGGTGCGAACAACAACCGAGAGAAACTTTCATGCCGACCTTCTTCTTAAAAATCCACCGCCAACCCAGACGCCAACAACAAAATAAATCACCGGCTGAAGGTATCTAAAATGGCCCCAGATACTTTTTGGCAGCTCATCTCCATTGCCACTTTCTTTATCGGTGTTCTTGTCGGCCACTGGCTCGCTATCGGCAGAGATAAAAGGAATGACTTCAACGCTTTGGCCCCGCAATTGGCGATCAAGGTCGGCAGGCATCAAAACTTTATCGGCGATGAAGTGGTGTTTGCTTTGCGCATATGCCCGTGGAATATCAAGCGCAGGCTGCGCAAGGCAATTGACCGATACTTGAGCGCAAAAGCCGAATACCAGCCCCAAGGGCAAGACCCTGTAACGGGTGAGCTGCTTTATCCTGAAAGCAATCTCCCTGCGCTTCAGGATGCGGCTAGGGATTTGGTCGATATTCTTGGTAGACGCTAAAGGCATTACGCAGCCGCCTTTAATCTCGCCAATTCTTTTTCAAGCTCCGCGATCCGGTCATGCTCGGTAAGGTATTTTTCAACTAGGTAAAGCACTGGGCTTGTGTCGCCAGTGACGGCAATAAACTTCTCAAGGTCGTCTAGAGTGAATCGCTGCGAGTCGTCAGGGGATTGGGTGCACTTTCGCGCCAATGTCGACGGTGAATAATCCATATCAGCGGCAATCGACTTCTGAGGTCTGCCCTGCTTATGAACCTGGCTCGAAACATACTCTCGGCAGCTACCGAACGAGTCAGTAAGGCCTTTATCAAAGTTGAGCGTTATCTGATCCATCTTTTTGCTTCACCTCGTTTCATGTAGTTTCACCTACAAAAAATGGACAATAAAAAACCCCAGCACGAATGCGGGGCTTAGGCGGCTTGGGTGGGTTCGCCGAAAATATCTGGGCGTAAGTCGTAACGGGTTACTTGAGCTTTTGTAGCCACCTCGATTGGCAAGCAGTGATGCCCTGGCACTGGCTTTAGGCCCGTATACCAATGGCTAACTTGCGCTTGCTTTACTTTCCGATCATCGGTGCTGATCGCTTCAGCGAATGCTGTTTGAGAATCGAAAAGATCTACAGCGGCTTGAATTGGGGTTTTTTCATCGTTCACACCAGAGCTCTCCTAGGCGTTAATCATAGGAGAATATTACTAGCGGTATTATTTTAAGTCAATACCGCCGGTAGTTGTTAATATTATTAGCGGTATTCAAAATGCGTTATATGAACATCGACGCCCGAAAAAAAGAACTATCCCCCGAGGATAAAGCCATATGCGCTAATTTGCGTAGAATATGGGACGCAAAAAAGAAAGTGCTAGGCCTATCTCAACTACAAGCCGCTCAGCACCTCGGTATTACCCAGGGCGCCATCAGTCATCAACTCCAAGGCCGCAACGCACTCCATACGGATGCGATAATTCAGTGGGCAGAGCTACTGCAATGTAGTGAGCAGGACATTGATCCGAATCGGCAATACTTTTCTGGTAGCGGTAATGCTCAAGTGCAGCGAGAAATTTCTGAGATTCTTGAACGCGTAGGCCCGAAAAATCAGACGGCTGTAATGGCGATGCTTCGCACGTATGTGGCTGAGTTAACTCGTCAAGACGACGCAAAAAATTAAGAAAGTCGCGCTGTTCGGAATCACTCATGAGCGCGAGGGTTTGTTTTAACATTTTGTCCATATCCACCTCTGCTCGCTGGTGCTTAATCTAAAGCCATTAAATCAGCGGGGATTGAAAGACTACTGTATGGAAATACAGTTAGTCAATATTGATTTTTAGCGCTACATGCGCCACCAGTTGCTAACGTGTCACAAGTAAAAACGGTGTCAAATTAGGGCGCGCCCAGGAAAAACCCTTTAAAGACAAAGGATTGGCTATGACTAAACCATGGATAGGAACAAAGGCATCTGATGATATGGCTGCAAGGCAAGAAGGCACGATAAACGCTATCTTAACAGGCGAACAAAAAGAATTTTGGGGCGACGAGATATTAGCGCTTGAAGATGATTCTGAAGCCAGGTACCAACTATCCTTAAATTACTTACCTTTGCCCGGTGCTTTTTTTCAGGCCGCTAGAGCCATGAGAGATGTAGTCAAAGCAAAAAGGAAGCTCAAGGAGAGCTACAAGGATGAGCTAACTAAGATCTACTGGCTAGCGGTAATATCTTCTTATGGTCTGCCGCGATCTAAACGCGCAGACACGGTGGGTTTTAATATTTTCGAGATAACCCCTGCGGAATCTCTTTTTTCACTGGATTTATCCTACAAAAAGTTTGGCTATGAAAAATTAACCCTGCTTACTGCTACTGATAAAAAGTGGATTATTGAGGCGTGGGGGGACAACAAGCGTCATTCAACCCTAAATTCTTCGGCAAAAGCTCTTTGGAGAGAAGCTGAAAATAGATACATAAAAGCCCAAAAGGATCGATGGGACGACATTTTTAAGCCAGAAAACTACTCTAAGTGATGCACTAGACCCTAGATCCAAGGAGAGGTGGTATTGGATACGCTTATTGATTTGGATTTATCTTGACGGAGATACAGGAGCAGTAGGATGCATGATCGAATCTATGGGCCGGAGCACGCGGCACTCAGAAGCATATCCAATGTAGACCGACACCATGACCTTGCCACAGCAGTTGGTCGAGTAATAGGTAATTTCTCGTGCCTTGAGACCAGTTTAATGCTGGTTTTTGGCCAGCTGATGCGTTGCGACCAGAGCAGAGGAAATATTGTTTTTCAATCCATTAACAGCATGGATGCGAAAATACGGCTTACGAAAATGTTAGTCCGGGGCTTTGTTGAAGATCGAGAGCTAAAGGCGAAGTGCTATGAGCTATTAGCTCAAACAAGCAAGGTTAACTCTAGTCGAAACAAACTAGTACACGGCACGGTCGGCGGCAGACCGGAAGATGGCGGCTTCAAATTGATATCATCAAGACCGCCCAATGCGGACAGCAAAGAACTGTTCAAGCCTTCGCAGTCGATCGACGTAGACGCCATCAACGCCTTGGCCGATGACATATCCATCATAGACACTAGGCTCTCCCATTTATGGGTCTCACACGAGATAGTTCAGAAAGTATCAGCTCGACCACTCTGGTAGCGATTTCTTCGTCGGGCAGCCTGAATCGCTCATCGTGGATATCACAATCAGCCAGCTCAGAAACGACCTTTTGAACCAGGTCGTTTTTAATTTTATCGTCAAGCATAGATAACCTACCGTATCCCACCATTTGGATGATACAACAAGCCGCCCACCAAGGCGGCTTTTTTGCGCCCTACCCTTTCCTCCAAACCGCCAAAGTGGCGGTTTTTTTTCGCCTGTGATTTGAGTATAGCAAAATAATAATACCGGCGGTATTGACTTTAATAATACCAGCGGTATTATATACCCATCGCCCCACACCAAGCCGAGTTGACAGCCGGAAGAAGCTAGTCGTTAAACGGTGCGAGGCAAAAGAATCACCACAGATAACTTTTAGGGGATAGGGGAATGGATAAGCACGTTTTAAAAGGTTTGGTTAAGGCTTGGCAGTCAGAGATAGACGCCGATGAGGTTCGCAACGGTTCATCAGACGCAGCTTTAGCCAATGCGAAATTGGATGGCCAGCGCGACGGTATCAAATACTGCATAACCCAGCTTAAGCAAGTGATTGAGATATTCGGATAACCCCTTGGTACTTGGCCCAGCGGTAACGGGCCTTTTTTAAAGGACAGAGATATGAACTTAGAAAACCACATGGTTATCGACCTAAACCGCGACCTAGATCGCATGTTTCCCGCCGATACCTGCCAGCGTCGCGCTGACAAGGTTGAAGCAATAGCCGAAAGCCTGTGGTTTGACGAGTCGATCATCAGCGAAGCGGTATCAGAGAGCAATAACTTCCCAGCATTCCACCGCGCACTACTGGCGGGCGATACCGCAGAAGCGGGCCGGATTATTCACCAAGGCATTACGGATTATATCAACACCATTGCGGAGCAAAGAGCATGAAACAGACAGTGACGTTATACATACATCGTAATTTGGACTTCTGTGAGGCCAATGCTGCCTACACGCCTGAATTTATCATCTACACCTTTGACGCCTCGAATCTGGAGCACGCGAATTACGTGCTGTTAGGCACACAGGAAATTGAAGCCAACATTCCTGACGTTGATTACCGCGAGCAAGCCCTCGCCAAGATCGACGAACAAATCAAGTCAGTGAAAGCGAATGCAAGCTGCGAAGCCAGCAGGCTTGAAGCCCGCAAAGCCGAGCTACTCGCAATCGGTAACGAGGTGGCAGCATGAATATCAATTTCCCTCGCGACACCAAAGTTGTGAGCCTGCAAGAATTTGCAGCCAAGCACGGCAAACGCTTGCGCGCCACACGGCGCGACC